TGGGAGTCCTAAAAATGCCATGACTAGAAACGAACAAAGAGGTTATGTGGATTGCCTAAACCATTAGCAATCATGTTTGCTTTACGCTCTCTTACTACTTCAGCTTTTAATTGACTTTCTCTCATCCTTAAATCATTTAATGACAACCTTGTGAACGTACGATTGCCGATTGTATAACTTGCAGCCTTATCACTAATAATCGCTCTTATTGCAGCGGTAACAGCATCTAAATCTTTTTGTGCCTGAGTGCGTCCGTCATAACTTCCGGGCGTTCCTTCATAAGTTAACTGCGCTTTTACTTCTATTTGTCCTTCATATAGCGTTATC